ATGGGGCGCAACAGGTCAGTTCATTATGGGCTTCCCGTCAACGTTCGTGCGCGAACGAAGCCGACGGGCGAGCTGCTCTACTACTACGAGATGCGAGGAGGCAGAAGGATTCGCCTCGGCGCAGACCGGGACTTCGCCGTCCGCTTCGCCGAGCAGGCTACCTCAGACAGCAGGCCGTTCAACGAGTCGGTCAAGCACGCCGAAAGGAAGTTCGGAGTGCGCCTGATTCCAGCGGGCCTGATCATCGCGCAGGCACGCATCTTCGAAGGCAACTGCGGGGTGTACTTTCTGATTCGCGCCGGCGCCATCGTCTACGTCGGACGAAGTCGCAACGTTCCGCGGCGAATCGAACAACACGCGCAGCGCGCGAAGGTTCAGTTCGACGCCTACCATATGATCGCTTGCTCGCACGCGCAGTCTGTCATTCTCGAACGCGCCTACATCGAGGCGCTGGACCCAATCGGCAACAAGGCATCGGATCCCGCATGAATCACGAACAGATCGCCCGCGAGCTGCTCGCCACCATCAGAGTGGTCGAGTACAAGAACGACACGGGCACGCAGTACGAGGCCAGGCTAGGCGGCAACGACCCGGTGCTCACCGGCGCTACCGTGATCAGTCCATCGAAGGAAACGGCGGCGCTACGTCTGGGCGAGCTCGTCGTGCGACATATCTTCAACCGCGGCACGTGCCCCCATTGCGGGGAAACGATCATCGACCTCGACAAGTTGCGCGGCGGACCGCGTCCGCAGGTGGCGAGCGTGTCGCAAGGATAAGACGTCTGCAGGCGCCGACGCTCGGCGCTATATTCTGGTCTCCAAAGAACAACACAACGGAGACCTCACCATGCGGATGCTTTTTGCATTTCTCGCACTTTGTATTTCTTGCAGCGCGCAGGCCATCCCGGAGAAGTACAGCATCTTCTTCTACGGGCCCGGACTAATCAATGAGGGCCAGCTGTGGATAGGCGAAGAGGAAAGCCCGGGCCTATTCGTGGTCACGAACGGGTTTGCCAATGTTGGCCTATGCCCGTTTGACGAATTCGATGGCGAGCAGATCCACGATTGCAAGGTAGGGCTGGGCGGGCTGGGCGGCTACAAAGGCGATGTCCGCTTCAACCCCATTTCGCGCGAGCTGTTCACGCTAGAGGCTGACATCGTGTTCCCATCGGCGCTCATGCAAACGACCGGGGACGGGCATGCCGCAATTCTCATGTCGAATGACCCGCATAGAGGCTACGACGGAAGTTACACCATCTGGTCGAACAACCCGAGCTCAGGCTGGTACAAGATTGTCGAGTTTGGAGAGGAACGCCCCCTCATCGTTCCGGAGCCTACGGCGGGCGCCCTGCTGGCTGTTCCGGCGCTCGCGCTTTGGGCGGTGCGCCGACGCAGGCACTGAGCACGCCCTCGAGCAGCGCCTCGTAGACCTGGCGCTGGCGCCTGTCTTTGGCCAGGGACAGCACCAGGTCGTAGTCCCCCAGGGCGTACAGATCCCGGTCGGCCAGAAAGGCGGGCCTGGCCGGGATCTCGTCTGCCTGCACGCAGGGCACTGCCACTGGCACCTGAACCTCGACGGTCGCCGGCAGCCGTGTCGCGCACCCGGCCAGCAGCAGGACGATCAGCGCGGCTCGGACCATAGACCCTTCCTCACTTCCGCCAGCGCGTCCTGGCAGGTTCGCTCCGGCGCCGAAGCATGCAGAAGCGCCTCCAGGCGACTGTGGTCGCGATCCAGGTCCACTGATGCCACCCGGGCGCGCTCGATCGCCTGGCGGGCCTGCACGCCAGCCAGCTTGGCGTCCCGCTGCCACTGCTCGACCGCTTCGTTCTGCCGCTTCGACACCTGTGCTAAATGCAGGTAGGCACCCTCGAGCTCGGCGACCTTGCGGTGCGCCTCGGCCAGCGACTCCTTGCAGTGGTTCAGCCGGGCGGCGGTGACGCCCCACGCGATCGCCATGACGGCGATCGCCCCCAGCACCCAGGTCCAGCGGTTAAGCAGCAGGCTCATCATTTCGGCGGGAAGAGTCGTACATGCGGAAGAGGACGCCCTGCAGAGCGGTGACCGGCACCAGGATCGCAGCGATGACCGCGGCGAGCTCGGCGCCGGTCATGCCGGGCCGCTCGGCGAAGGCCTTGGCCCACACGTATGCGTCGACCAGCTGCCACAGGACGATCAGCACCATCGCCCGGCGCACGACCTGGCGCGCGTCAATGAAGTCGAGCATCGGACCAACGATCGCCACGAACACCCGCTGCGCCTGGCCGATCCAGGCGATCAGCTGCTCGGTCAGCTGCATGGCCAGATCCCCGACTGCCAGCCCTTGGCCTTGCTGCAGATCGTCAGCAGCTGCCGGCGGGGCGAGGTCTCGGAGAGCCCGATGTGCGTCCAGCGGCCGAATTCGTGAATGAGCTGGTCGAAGTGCAGGCCGGCGCGGACGATCTCGCGGCACACCTGCAGCGGCGACCCGAACTTAGGTGCGACGAAGTCTGCAGCCAGACCGCGCATATGCGCACTGGCGTCCGACCCGCCCTCGAGGTGGTTTACCACCTGGCATCGGTAGCCCGAGCTGACGATGATGGGGACCCCGCCGAGCAGCGCGCGGATCTGCTCGAGGAACTCGGCCGTGCGCTCCAGGTTTCGCAATGAGCGATCGTCGGGCGTGTTGTCGATGCCCTCGCGGGCCGCCCGCTGAGAAAACGTGAGCTCATCGAGCGTGAAGTGCGTAGTCAGATTCATGCACCCGACCTCACGATGAGCGTACGGCAGACGACACTACCGGCGTCCGTTCCGGCGATCGACTTGTAGCCCGCGCGCTCGAGCTCGGCGGTGGACATGCACTCGCCGAAGAGCGTGCGCGCGCCCACCGAAATCTGCACCCACTCGCTACCGAGGGGACAGGCCTGGCGCTGGCCGGACACCTGCACACCCTCGGCATAGGCGACGGCGGCCCCGATGGCGATCACCACGAACGCGACGATCACGACCGCTGCGGCATAGAGGTAGCGCATGAAGCGCCGTCCGCGCTGCTCGATCTCGCGCTCCTTGCAGGCGTCAAGCTCCGGGATGATGGGCTTTCCGTACTCTCTCATTGCCGACCCTCCATGGCGATGGTCAATCCTTGCCGGACGGCTCCCGGCGCACTTCGGTGATCAGCCTGACGATGGTGTCGCGCAGAGACGTGAGGTGATCTCCCATTTCTCGGCGCAGCTCCGAGACCTCGGTGCGCATTCCGCGCATCTCGTTCGCCTGGTTCTGCACGTAGAGCTGCATGTCGGTCTTGGCCACGTACTCCTTGGGCACATGCGCCTCAAAGGCCGCGAGCGCCGCAGTGAGCTTCGTGATCGCCTCGGTCAGCGCGACATCAGCGCGCGACAGTCGCGTCATCTCCGCACGCAGGAGAACAGCCCCGATACTGAGCAGCGCAGTGATTACCCATGCCCCCACCTGCACCACATGCCACAGCGTCAACGGCTCGCTCACTCACACCTCACGCTCTCGGTTGTTGTCTGCTTTCTTGTCGGCAGCGCGCCGTCGCGCCCACTGGCGGGCGATCGGCGGCACCTTGATCTTCGCGTCCTCGAGGGCCTGGACGAGCGCGCGCACCACCTCCTCCAGCGCGTCCGCCTGTCGGGCGGGCCGGATCGGTGCGTGACGAATTCGCATGGCTAGGTGGCGGTGACCTGGACTTCGAGCGTCAGGTAGTGGGCGTGGTAGAGAGCGATGGCATACTGGCCCGGGCCGGTCGTCGTGAACTCGACGATACCGTCGTCGCAAACCTGCATATCGCCGCCGATGAGCACGCGCGTGCCGGCCGGCACGTTGTCGAGCACTGCTGCATCCTCTCCGTCCGCCACGATGCTCGACTTGATCACGGTGACCGGCATCGGATCCTTAGTCATCAGTGCGCCAGTCGCAAGACTGCGATACTGAGTAGCGGGGTCTGCTACGCCTTGAAAGACTTGGCAGCCTTCGCGCTGTTGCAGCTCGACGAACTGAGGGGGGCATACGCCGGTCTGGATAATCTCGCCAGTTGCCATGTCGCATAGGTAGAAAGCGACAGTGCTGAGGGATTCACTCACTTCTTGGTCTCGATAGCGAAGGCAGAGCCGAAGTCAAACGAGGTGGAATCTCCGGACGCCGACCCTGCTTGGATCGTGTAGGTGACGGGGCCGGCCCCCGGAACATCCGCCATAAAGATCACTAATCCAGGACGCACCGTTCCGACATCAGCTCCCGCATTCACAATGGGAAACTGAACCGAGTTTCCAATGCGCTGACCATCAGCTCCGTTTCGCACGATGCGCATCTGAGGTGCGAAGTAGTCGAAGGTCGACAGTGACCTATTCGCACGCACCGCCGCCATGATCATCACTGGGGCACCGGTGGACACAAAGGAAAGCGAGAACAGATTGACCACCGAACTGCTTGTGCTCTGTGGGCCTGTCCAGGTGGTCGACACCGGGATCGTGACTGCCTGATTGGCAATCTGCACTGTTTGCACGGCTAGTGCACCAATGACGCCATCGCCTGCGATGATGGAATTCGCGGCGATCTTGCCAGCCACCACCGAGTTCGCGGCGAGCTGGTTGGCGGTGACAGTTGCCGCAAGGATGTCAGAGCCGTCAACCCACGTTACCCACTGACCGTCGTCCCAGCGGTAGAGCTTGTCGTCAGTATCGAGCAGCACCAGGTTGTAGTCAGCATTGTTGGCGGGCAGTGCCCCCAAGCGGGGAATAGTGCTCGCAGGAATGTTGTTCGGAGTGCCAGCGATGCCGGATGTATTGCCCAGCGGAAAGAACGGCGAGACATTGCCGCTGGTGTCCTTAGCGCGAATCCAGTAGCGGCGTGTGGTGCTCGATTGCCCAGCCGCCGAGCGGGTGTAAGTGTTGCTGAACACCGTGTCGAGCAGAAGCGCTTGGGTGCGGTCATTTACCGGAGACTCCCAGACCTCGACGCCCTCCAAATCCTGGTCTGGTGGATTGGTCCACTTGAGCAGCACTGCATCAACGGCCGGCGTGGCGGTAAGGTTCGATGGCGCCCCGGGCGGGGCGGTCTTGCCAGTTACGGTGTGCTGGATGGAAACCCACTCGCTCCGCGCGGGGCCAATGCCCATGCTACGCACGGCGATATCGTAGACATCGCCGTCCTTCACCGGCGCAATAGTGTGCACGTTAGCATCCGGCGGCAAAGTCAGGCTGGTGTAGTCGCTCTCTCCAGCGCGCTTGTAGCGCAACTCGAAGCCGGACAGGTTAGCCTGCGCAGGCGACTGCCAAGCCACACGAATTCGAGAAATGATCGTTCCATCAGATGCGCGTAGCACCTCCGCACCGCCAGAGAATGCCTGCACGGTGGTGGGCACGGCGACGTCCTCGCTGGGCAGGTCGAGCTCCTCCTGCAGCGGGTTGACCTTCCCCTCCGCCCCCGTCCATGCCCAGTCCGCCGAAAATTCCTCGGAGAGCGTCAGATCGACGCCGATGCCGTCCTCGCCGGCAGCCATCTTCCATCCGACCACGCGGAAGGTCTTCGCAGAGAACCCGAGGCGCGCCAGATTGACCTGCACCACATCGTTGACCTGCAGCCGGAAGGCAGACAGCTTGCACGGCAGGATCAAGACTCCCTTACGCGAGCGAAGCAAGGCCGATTTTGCCAGGCGCTGTGAGCGGATCGGGTTGGTGGTGTAGGGAAGCTGGTAGTCGCGCACCACCTGCACGCCACCATCTTCGGTCTCGAAGGCTTCGTTGGCAACGATCGGGGCGTCGGTGACCTGGCCATAGAGGAAAGTATCGGCGTAGACCGGCCGCAGCGCGTTAAACAGCTCAGATCGCGTTGGCTTGGGCGTGTACTGCACCGCCCCGCGCAGGTCGGATTCGGCGATCGACACGGCAGGCGGGGCGTACGCTCCCGCATGAACTTGATACACCCCGCCCGAGTAGGTGAGCATGCCATTCATGCTGGTAAGCAAGCCGTCCAGAATTGCCCGAGGAGTTTGGTCAGCGTCCCAGGTTCCGTCGCAGCTGTAGCGTGCTTGGTCAACGTGCGAAAGGGTCACGTCCCCGCTTGCCGCCGCCAGAATGTCGATAGCGACACCTGCGTGCGCATTGGCCACACTGGTCGCGAGCTTCGCGGTGAACCCGGAAGTGCGGATGACGTAATAGGTGACTCCGTTGCTCAGCCCGGTTCCAGCCAGTCCAGCACCACTGACCTGCACCGCATCACCCGTTCCGATCCGGTTATCCCGGGTAACGAACTCCAACTGGTTCCAATCAGGATTCAGTTTTATGACTGGCGAGCTGTAGGCCTCTACGGCTACGCGCTCGTCGCAAATGTTCGCTGCGGCGTTTACGGTTGCATCGTCAATCTCGTCGCTTGAGCACCCAAGCCCACCAGGCGAGGTCAGATAGTGGCGGATCACCAGGGCCGGGTTATTGCTGTAGCGCGTAAACCCATCCCGCGGGTCGTACAGCTTTGCCCCCTTGACGGAGACCTTTACGTTGGGGATTCCGGTCGGAAACGGGTTGCGATCTGAGTTGTTGCGAAGGCGAACCACAACGTAGGCACGACCGCGTAATCGGTGGTTTGACGACCAGTTGCTCGTAGCAGAAACCAGCAACGAGTCGGCCGCCTGCGCATCGGTGCCCACGTAGCGCTTGACCACTACGTCGCCAGGCTGTAGTCCCTTTGGCGAAATGACGCCCAAACGGGGCGAGTAGATCGAACCGGGCGGGACTGTCAGCGAGCCGTCCGGGTTGATACGCTCAGTCGGAATGCGGCGATCATCGAGCCAGATGTCGCTGATCTCGGTCACCTCGTGCCCGGCGATCGCGATGACCAGGTATAGGTACTCTTTCTTGTCGCCACGCGTCTCCGCATACACCAAGGTGCCCGATACAGGCGGCGGCGCGCCAACGATTGTGCGGTGAGGCGACATTGCAGAGCGCACAATCAGGTTGCGGCTTCGCACCAGATCCTGGATCTCGGGCTTCTTCTGAAGCAGCTTCGAGGCGCCAGTAAGCGCCGCGGTGACCAGCACGCCCTTGACGAAGGCGGCGAGGAACGCCCCGCCGCTGGCAAGCGCCAGGCCGCCTTGCGTGAGGCCGACCACCAGGGCCGGGATCGCAGCCGGCATCAGCTCACCTTCCAGGCGTGCAGCGCACGACGTACAGGAAGAAACTGCAGGCCATCGACGCCAGGAACCGCCACCTGCGCACCCAGGCACACCCCCAGGGCGAGCTCGAGGTCATCAGCACCCGGCGCCGATTCATCACGCGCGATCGCGCAGACATCGCCCCGCTGCACGAACGCGGGATTGATGCGCGGGAAAATTCCGTCGAGGAGCGTGTCCAGCCCCCGCCCGCTCAACGCATCGAGCGCACCCCCCGGAGTCTTGTAGGTGCCCCGGAAGTCCACCGCATGGTCCACGTTGGTCATCGCCAACACGCAGTCGGCGGCAAACAGCGCGCAGTCATGCACGCCCCACTTGAACTGCATGCCGCGGCGCGCCTCGACCAGTTCGGCCAGGCGTTCGGCCCAGTCCTCCCGCCTCATTTCTTCGCGAATCCCCAGTTAATCGGCTTCTCGGCCATCTGCTCGACGTACTGGAAGCCCAGGTCGCCGGGATACTCGGCCTGCTGGTCCTGGTGGTTGTAGCGGCGCACGCGTGGGCGGTCCCAGTCAGCCAGGCGCGACTCGCAGCGCACGGTGATTGTCGCGGTCTGCCCCATCTCCACGAGCATGTTGTCCATGCGCCCGGCCCAGCGCAGGACCGGATCGGCGATGATCGCGTGCGAGGCATCGAGGGGCGCGACGTAGATGCGTGCACTGCGCCCCTGGTAGTGCTCGGCCAGCGCGGTGGTGACGATCCCGGCCGGGATCCCAGACAGGGACAGCGCCACCCCGCGCGCCTCGAGTGAGTTGCCCTCCTCGATCGGCTCGATAGATCCGAGCGCGCCTGCACCGGTCCACACGTTCGCGTTCCAGACGATGTTGACGCCCGAGGTGTTGAGCCGCATCACGCCGCTGGCAAAGTCGAGCTCGACGAAGAGCACGAGCGGGACATTCTCAGCACGCAACGCGTTGGCGACCGCCGTGGTCAGGCTGATCACGCGAAGGTCTCCACGGCCGAGATCACTACGTCGGCGAGCGGTCCGTTACTGCCCGGGACCGAGGTCCAGGCAATGTCGCTCTCGGTGAGCATCATGTGCGCGACCGGTCGCACGATCGTGATCTGCGCGCCGTTGTTGGGACTCACCCGGATCGGCGGCTCGATCGAGAGCGTGGCCACGCCACTGCCGTTGGTGTTGGCGTCTGCCTTGACCATGTGTAGCTCGGGGATCGTCCCGAACGAGATGAAGTCACCGTCCTTGAGCCAGGCGGTCTTGTTGGCGCCTGCGCCGTTGACGGTAAGCGAGGTGCCCGTCTGGGCGGCGCCCGAGACCAGAGGACTGCCGCCACCCACGCCGCGCGGTGACAAGCCTGCCCAGCATGGGCACAGGAACCGGCCGGACTGCCCGCGAAGCTGCACCAGGAAACTGCGCAGCTTCGCTGCGTCCTCGGCCAGCAGGTTCTCGTAGTACATCGTGCAGCGCCACCGGGCACCCGGCAGCTCGACCGTCTGCACTGCGCCATTGAGTGGCGAGGTCGACACCTGGACGTTGCTCTGCAGCCCCCATTCGATACGGTGCGGGGCGGTGCGTGTGAGTGTCGGGAAAGTCAGCGCAGGCATTTAGGCGAACACTCCACCGCGGCGGCGCGAGTCGAGGATCTCGGCCTTGGCTTGTTCCTTGGCGATTGCCATCGCACGGTTCACGCTCGCGACGTCAGCGCGCGCATCGACGTGGATGTTCTGCACGATGTTGACGCCGCCACCACCCATTGCCCCGTTGGGGATGATCGAGCCCGAGCGGCCTGGGACGAAGAGCTCGGGCCCCTTCTCGCCGACCAAGTACATCTTCCCGCCAGACACCGGGCCGCCGGCGGCCTTTGCACCACCGAACAGCCCGGAGAAGAACGACGAACCGCCGAGCGCGCCTCCGACTGCCGCGAAAAGCGGCTCGAAGATCTGCTTGTAGAGGTACTGCTCGAGCAGCTCGCTGGCGAGCGACTGGAAGACGCTGCGCAGCCCGTCGGCGAGCGACTGCCCACCATTGAGCACGTCGGCGAACACGCGCGAGGTGGACCGCCCCCAGCCCTCGATCGAGCGCTTCAGATCCTCGAATGCGTCCTTGCCCTGGTTGCGGATCTTGTCGAACTCCTCGGGCAGCTGTTGGGCGGCCGCGTCCTCGCGCATCTGCTCGAGTAGTTGCATCGCTTCGCGGAATTGCTCGAGGTTGATGCCGTTCTCCAGACCCTTGGAGCCTCGGACCAGGGCTTCCTTGAGCGTCTTCTCCATCTTGTCGATCTCGGCCAGCTGGCCGGAGTAGGTGCGGCCAATGATCGAGGCGATCTCCTGCGCCTGGCGCTCCGCCGCAGCCTTCTGCTCCTCGAGCAGGTCCTCGAAGATGCGCGCGCTGTTGCGCCGCGACTGCTGCATAGCGTCTTCCTCGCGCTTCTGGAAATCGGCGAGATCCTTTTCGGCGTCCTTGCGCCGCTTGACCGCGTCGATCTCGCGCGCGATCGACAGGGCACGCGCCTGTTCGGCCTTGGTGAGCTTCACCATCCGGCCGAGCTGGATCTCCTGCAGCACCTCCTCCTCGCGCGAGAGGTCGCGAATGCCGAGGAACTCCTTGGCCAGCGCGGCAAGGTAAGCCTCGGCTGCGTCCTGGCGCCGCTTCGCGGCATCGCGTGCCGACTTGGCAGCATCCTCGTCCGCCTTCGAGCCGAACTGCCCCTTCGGTTTGGTCGTGCTCGGATTCGCCCGGATGTCGCGCGGATCCAGGTCACGCCGACCACCCGTGATGGCGAGCGCGTCGTCGCGCTGGATTTTCTGCAGCCGCTCGTAGTAGCTGATCAGCCGCTTGAGCTGCGCTTCCCGCTCGTCGATTCCGGCCGCCTCGGCGAGCCCCCCCAGCGCCTGGCGATCGCGCTGCAGGTCCTGCAGCTCCTTGCGATAGCGTGCGAGCTGCTCGGAGGAGCTGCGCCACAGGTCGGACAGCGGCTGCTCGAGGGCATAGCGCCAGAAGCTGCCGAAGGCCTCCCGGCCGGCGAGCAGCTCGTTGGTGATCTGCTGCAGCACGGGGAGCGCGTCCTCGGCGAGCTCGCGGAACACCGAGCGCGCACTCGCACCCAGGCGCGTCAGGTCGTCGTTGAATTTCTCGGCCGCCGCCGCAGTCTTGCTCGAGATGACCAGGCCCAGGTCCTCGGCCTCGCGCGCGAACGCGTCGAAGCCTGCAGCCCCCTGGTTGAGCAGCGGGATGAGACGCGTGCCCGATTCGCCGAAGAGCTCCTGCGCCGCCGCCGTCTTCGCCGCGCCGTCCTCGACCTCGGAGAAGCGCTGCGCGATCGCGCGCAGGAGCGTCTCGGTGTCGCGGAACTTGCGCGGATCCAGCCCGATGTAGTCGAAGACCTTTTTACCGTCCGCGGCGGCTTTGCTCAGCTGACGCAGCGCGGTGCCCAGCTGCTCGGAGGAAACCCCGGCGAGCTCGGCCCCGTACTGCAGTTTCGAGAGCGACTCGACGCCGATGCCAACCGACTGGGACAGCTTGTTGAGGTCGTCGGCAGCATCGACCACCGAGCGGATCTGGCCGGCGAGCGCGGCGAGCGACAGGCCCGCACCCAGCCCGCCGAGCAGCGCCTGGGCCTTGGAGACCTGGCTGGTCAGGTCCCCGAAGCTGCCCTTGACCGAGGCAAAGGCGGCCTTGGTCTGGTCGATCGCCGAGAGGATGAACTGAGCGTCTGGACGAGCCATTGTCAGGTCCTGCTCATGGCGTAGCGCAGCTCCTGCGCGAGGACTTCCTGAAAGCGGCGACGCGCCTCGGTGCTCATCAGGCGGCGCACGCGATCTTCGATGAAGAGCGCAGGCACGCCCGGGGCAACGATCTCGGCCAGGGGGTAGTCCGGACCGCCGCGGCGCGCGCGTTTGGTCCGCCGCTCGAGCGCATCGAAGCGCTGCACCTTCCAGGAGGGCGCGCGCACCCGCACCGCATCGCGGTTCCAGCCACGTGGCTGCGAGACCCAGGCTCCGTCGAGCTGCACCGCCTTGCCGCCGATGCGCACGGATACCCCGCGCTTGTTGGGCCGCGGCTTGAACACCGCGATCGGCACATTGGTCCGGCCGCCGGCGCGCACCACCGCCTCGAGTTTTACGCGGGTCGCGCGTGGCTTGATCACGATCGCCTTGCGGATCTCGTTGGTCTTGAGGTAGCCCTTCATGTCCTTGGAGATCTCGCGCGCCGCAACCGCCCGCACCGTCCCCGCCGCTCGATTGAGCGCGCGCGCCACACCCTGCCCGTAGACGCGATCGCCAAGCACCCGCAGCTTGACCAGCGCCAGACGGTTGTCCATCCGCACGTCGATCTTCAGCACTTGGCGGGCTTTCCCATCTCGTCGCGCATCAGCAGAAGATCTGAGACCAGTCGGTCAGGGTCTGCCACGTCGAACCACTCCACGGCGAGCACCAGGCGCTCGGGCGCCCATCCGCCCATGAAGCTCCAGACTTCGATGGCCAGCAGCGTGGCTTCGTCCAGATCCTCGGAAGGGGAAACCGCATCGCCCAGGAACGCCAGCTTCTGCGCATCGCCCTTGTTCAGCTCGAAGGCGATGCGCCGGCGGAGTTTTTTTGCGATTCCTCGCGCGCCGTCCGGCGAGCGTGGAAAGCGGTGATGAGCTCTGCCTCGAGCGCTCCCAGGACATCGAGCCGGTAGTCGAGCAGCAGCGCCGCCGCCTGCGACGAGTAGGGCAGCTCCTCGCTGGCCTGCTCGGACTCCGGGACAGCATCGCCAACCCGCACCCCGGTCCACGCGATCAGCGCCGCGTCGACCAGTGCGCGCGTCGCACGCGTCCCCTCCTCTTGGTGGCGAGCGATGATCACCTTCCAATCGAAGTCTGTCGGGATGACCAGCGTGTAGGTGGCCGACTGAAACGTGATCGAGAGCGTGCGCGCGGCCTTCGCACGCTCTCGCAGTGCAGCGATGTCCATCAGGAGGCGTAGCTGCTCGGGATGGAGTTGAAGGTGAGCGAAAGGGCGTTCTTGATCGCGTCCCCGATGCTGATCTGCGGGAAGCGCGACATCTTCCAGTACGCGTTCGCGTAGATCTTCCGACCGCCGGGGGTGATCATGCGAACCGCGGCGAGCGCGTTGGCATCCGATGCCGCCAGCACCGCCGCCACCCAGGACAGCGACGGGTCGTAGAACACGTCGATGCTCATGTTGGGCGACTCGTCCAAGCCCGGGATGCGCTGGCGGGTCTGGTTGGCCAGCGTAGTGATGTCGATGTACTGGATCTGCGGCGTGTCGGCGGTGATGCCGGCGAGCTGCGTGAGCGCAGTCCAGGTGCTGATCTTGCGCACCGAGCCGGTACCCGCGCCGGCCGGGTAGTTCGCCGTGTTGCTGGTGTCGATCAGCTCGAGGGTGACGTCGTTGGTCGACACGGTCTTCACCCGCGCGACCCGACCGTTGAGGCGGTCCCAGCCAGAGGTGATTTCGACGATGTCGTTCTGCAGGACACCGTGCGAGGCCTCGAGCGTCGCCACCGCCTCGGAGGCATTGCTGATGGCCGACATGGTCTTCGCGGCACCGTATGCGCTCGCGATCGCGATCGTGGTGCCCTGGGCTAGTTCGATTGCCATGGGAATTACCCTCCTGTCAGTTGAGTGCTGTCTGTGGAGTGTCGGCCACGGAATAGGCCGTCACTTCATAGGTCATGCGGGCCACGCCCAGTGGCACCGATCCGGTCTGCATGTCGAATACGAGCCCGGTGAGCTCGGAGCCTGCGGCCAGGCCGTTAAGCGTCATGCCAAGCGGCATGGCCATGGCCTGCTCGATCTGCAGGACCAGGGCGTCGAGGACGTCGTCGAGATCGTCTGCAGCCTGCGCCACCGCCTCGATCACCAGCGTGATCAGGCGGCGCTGAATCGGCGGGTTGTCGAGCGAGGCGGCCTCGACGACGTCGCTCGTCGTGTAAACGAGCACGTAGGGGCCGACCGTCGCATCCACCGTGTAGACGCGCGACTCATACACCCGGCCGGCGGCCTGGCTCACCTCGTCGCGCATGATCTGCGCGGCGGCCTGACGAATCTGTTGCCGCAGGTGCAGCGGGCCGGGCCCCGGCGTCTGCTCGATCGATGGCGCGTGCGTGACAAAGGGACCGAACGGGTCGGGAACGACATCGATCGTCGTGTCGCCTGGCATGTCCTGCTCGAGGCGCGGAGCCAGCGTTACCAGGGACGACTCGATCAGCGCCTGCACATCGAGGCTGCGCTCGGTCTCCACGCTTGGCTGCAGCGGGATCAGCCCGACGCTTTCCATGTCGGGCAGGATCGCCTGCCCCATGTTGATCGTCGGCGTCTGCGGGGAGAGCGTGAGAGTCACCACCGGCGGCGCCGGAACCTCCGTGTCACCACCCATCACCGGATCCAGCGAGGTGAGGGAGAGCAACACTGGGAGCAGGACGTCGACGTAGTTGTCCAGCGGCGAGCTCGAATCGGTCTCGATGGCTGGCTCCAGCGGCGTAAGCGTCAACGTGGCCACATCGGGCAGGACCGCGCGGCCCTGGTCGATGTAGGGCTGCATCGGGTAGTACACGATTGCCGCACCGACGAAGTCCACCACCTGGCCCTGCAGCACGCTCGGCTGCAGCGGGGTGAGCAGACGGGTGGCAAGCGGCACGTCGATCAACTGCGGCTGCGGGGCGATCGCGCGGCCGGTGAAGTCCCCAAACGGCCCGCGGGGCATGCCTGGTGCACCCAGCCGGGTGAACGGTCCGGCCGCCTTGCCGCCGCTGGGGGCGACGGCCTTTCCGGTGAAGTCACCGAGCGGGCCGCGCGGAGTGCCGGGCACTCCCAGGCGGGTGAACGCAATGTCGGGACGCACACCGGTTGCATCACCCCGCCCGGTGAAATCGCCCAGAGGACCCCGCGGGATCCCCGGGACGCCAAGGATGGTCATGGGATCAGACCAGGATGCCCGTATCGCCCGCCGACGGGATGCCCGTCATCGTGGCGTACGTCAGCACCTTGGTGGTCCCGTTGTAGGCGGAGACCGCGGTGCGCTGGAAAGCCAGGGCGCCCGTCAGGTAGATCAGCTGCACGCCCTTCCAGAAATCGGCATCGGTCTCGGTCAGGTTCGTCTTGATCTGCGTGGCGCTGTTGCCAGCGTCGCTGACGACCGTGAACTGCTTGACCGCACTCGACGCATCGCGCAGGCGCGTCGCGTTGGCCGCTGAGCCGATGAGCTCCTGGAGATCGACCTGCAGAAGATCCGAGCCGAGCAGCAGAGAGTCGTACAGATTGGCCGGCAGCACCAGGAACGACTTGGTCACGACCGCCGCCGGCGCAACCAGGATGCTTACATCGAGAATGCCGGCGGTGTTGGTATCGGTCGCATCGAACGTCCCGTGATACAGGCCGTTCGCACTCAGGGACGTCAGTCCACCGCTGTTCTTGTTGACCAGCGAGGTCGCCGCGTGCTTGCGCAACTTGACGTCGGTGGCCGCGATCGTCAGGCCGTTCTGGGGCGAGATGTCTGTCGTGGAAAGGAACGGACCGAACTGCCGGACCTGGCTTGCCGTGGACTGCCGCAGCAGCTGCACATTCATGCTCATGCTCTTACCCCATCAGGTTGAGTAGATACAGAAGCCGGGCAGCCACACCACCGCCGCCAGAGCTGGTGTCTTGAATCGGACCGATCGTGATGCCGGTGGTGGTCGGGCGGACGTTGCGGAAGATGTCCAGATCCTGCGTGCCCGCGTTCTGCGAGGCGCCGCCGACTACCAAGCCCGCTGGATTCAGCGGCGAAGTGATGCGCACGCCGAAGTTCAGTCCGTGCCCGGCCTTGAGCCGCCAGTTGCCAGACGAGCCCGCCAGCGTGCTGACGAACTGGTCAGCGAAGTTGAGCCCGTAGATGTTGGTACCGTTGCCAGGATCGGCATTGAAGGGCAGCTGCGTGGCGGTGGTGCCGCCGTCGGCCGCGTCGGTGGCGTTGTAGCCAGAGCCGGTATAGATCGAGCCGGAGGTTCCGGATACCAACCCATTGAAGCCGAAGACGGCATTGCCGATCACTACCTGGCGGCCAGCGCCTATCCGCCTGAACGCTGTATTGCCGGCCGGCAAATCGCTAGGACGCGCAATCAAGTTGGCAAGAACGTATGCCGTCCGCGTTCCGCCACTGTTTCCCGCATTCAGGTCGATCGCGTAGTCGGTTGTAGAGTTCCCCTCGATGAGAAGAATGTTCTGAATCAACACCTGCCCATCTGCGCTGCTTGCGCCCACCACAACAAGCCCATGCGACGCACCCACATTCCCCTTGGACCGCATCACGCAACGCCGCGCAAACGTATTCTGTCCGTTGAGTGCCAATAGCGGGGTGGGATTCGTGCTCGTGGGCGCAAGGATGATTCCTTCGACCCCTGCGCCCCGCTCGGCAAGTGTGAGCTTCATGCCAGAGGTACCAGAGGTGAACGTCAACCCTGCGCCGGCAATCTCACCGTTGAGCTCTCCAGAGCCGATCAGGTCGTACCACGCTTGCCCGTCAGCAGCGTGGAGAAACTTGCAGCGCGTATCGTCCGAGGTGGACCCTCCGAGCGTCGCAGGTTGGTTGCTGTTGTTGACGATCTTCGCCGAGTCGTCGTAGTACAGACGGCCGTCCCACAGCACGTCGTTGCCAATGAGGTCATCCGAATAGACTGTAGTGGCGCCGGAGTCCCAAGCAGTGGGGTCCGAATAGGCGCGGTTGTGCGGCGATGAGGTAATGCCGATGCTGCGCGAGTCGACGGTTGGCATCAGACCAGCTCCGTGAGCGGCGAGGGCCGCCGTGTTTTCAGGGACATGAACTTGACCTGCTCGACGGCATCAAGGCGGACGACCGTCTGCGTGGCAAGATAGGGATAGATCCAGGCAGCCCCAGGTGAATCGATGTCGACGTAGAACATGCGCTTCTGCAGCATGTGCACGCCTAGCCACATGGAGGAGAGCCAGTCATCCCAGGCTCGCTCGTGCAGGCCAGGGAAGCACAGCACCCGGTAGTGCCCGCTCTGGCACTCCTCCGTTCCCCACGGCCATCCGTCCTGGTGTGCGGTGATGATGTCGCCGCGCTTGGTCGAGATCCAGTCGTACTCGCCCCGCACCCGGCGACGCTGACCGTTGTGCCATTGCATCAGGATCTCGCTCATGCTCAGAAGATCCTGTACTTGACGACGCCAGCCGGCGATCCCAGGAAATACCAGTACTCGCCTGTATGCTTGACTACAGTCCCCTTCCCGCGCGCATATGCACTGTCATTCAACAAAGGAAGTGAAGGCCTCGCAGCCCGCATTTGTGAGTAGGTCTGACCTACTGTCCACTTACGCCGATTGGTGTCGTAGTAGCAGCACCATGGGTCAGTGTCCGGCTCGTAGTTGATCGCCGGCGTGCCGAGCACGACCAAGTGCCCGAGCGCCCAGATGTCGTTGCCTTCGTTCGGAGAATCGATGCTGCTCGCCCAGAAGTTCGGACCGAGTGGCGCATCGTGGCCGCGACACCAGTGTGTTGGCAGCTTGATGTACTCGTAGTCAGAAGCGTTGCGTAGATTCATGCGATTGAGGAAGGCGAACTTGGATGTGCTGTAGCCGCCACCAGCCCCGACGGTGCATACGAAGTACAGGTTCTCGCGAACCACGCAGCACGCAGCAGTAAAGAACACTCCATTGCCGAGCACCCTGCCCATCACTGTGTCCCATTCGGAAACCGGGCGGATGAATGACTCGTCGGTCCACTGTAGGTACTGGGGACTAGCAGGATTGACGTTGAACTTGCGGAGCCGGAACTTGATTTGTCGACCACCGCCTGCGGCGCCCTCAGTAATCTGCGTTGGGGCGATGACGACATCCTCGATCGGGTCGTAGCACGTCCATGCATTGGAGCCACCCCAATCGGTGACGCCACCTGGGTAGTCGCTCTGCGTGGGTGGTCGGAACCAGGCGTTGCCCTTGCGAACGTTGTGCACCTGCGAGTTGGCGGCATTGTTGACCCGATTGGGTCGTCGCCAGCGCCACATACCCCGGTCATGCGTTGAGTGGGAAGGGGGCCACGTTGCTCCATCGAAGCGAAAGTATCCGGGGCCAATCCAGTGTTCACCGCGCTTGTCGCGCACCACCCCTACGCCGTCCGGATGCTTCCGAGAGGGCATCTGTGTTACTTGATCGAGCGATGGCATCGGCCAGCTGCCATCTGCGTTGGGTAGGTACGGGTAATACGGGCACTGGTTTGATAGCAGCTCAACGATGTGCTCGCCGGCGAGCATATCCACCGAAGCCTGCCACTGGTCCCAACGATTCGAATCGACGTCGCTCGCTCCGCCAACCCACAAACGCACACACCCCTCTCCCTTGTAGTCGAGGTACAGGCCGTTCGCATAGAAGGTCGGCGGCAGCGCCTTTTCTGTTTTCGTCCCTACCGGGGTGCCGGCCGGGATCGTCCAGATGATGTTCGCTTCGTTCTGATCGTTCGTCTGCGCATGGCGCAGGTGGATAGGGGCACTCGGACTAATCAGCACCTCATAGGCGAAGTACCAGCCACTGGTCTGCTGGTTGGCGGCGGCGATGCGCGGGCTGGCGATGATCGCGCGCACCTTGCCGGCTGCACCAGGCGGGAAGAACGCGTAAGCGCCACCGCTGTTGCCGAACGTGCGCGAAACACGCGTGCCCGCCTTCGTTCCAGCCGGGATCGTGTCATAGACGATTGATGTGCTCGAGGAGGAGGCGCGGATGACGACATCCCCACCCACGATGTCCTCCATGACCACGTAGCCGTAGTAGTTGATTGTCGACGGGACGATCGATCCAGAGCTCGTACGCACTTGCTCTGGATTTCCGCTCCCATCGAATGTCGTGTCTTGCCTCGTCTCTACTTCCCAAGGATAGCCAGCGACCTTCGCGCTGTTCGAGTACGGGACGCCGTGATAGTCGCCGCCGAAGCACCCGATTATTGGCGCCTTCAATCCCTCGCTCGTTGGAGCAACGGTAGATGGGCGAACGAGCTGCCCTGTATCAGCATCGACCCACTCATCCATCTCGATGAGGCGTCTGTGCTTTCCTCCGAAAGGATTGTCGGCGACTGGACTACCCAGGTAGGGCATGAACTTCGTTAATGGGGCGTATGATCCGCGCGGCGCCAAACCACCAATTAGTCGCAGTCTGGACCAGTGCTTGTGCCAAGGTTGACCGGTTGCCGGGTTGGTGCCTGACGCGCGATCAATGTTCGCGCCGCCTTGGTAGACGAGATGCCGCTCTCCACTGGGCATACGAAACAATGCACCCACAGAGTTGTATATGCGAAGCCAGCCTGGCGGAGTCTTGCGCGACCACTTATCGGCCTCAATGTCATAGAACCAGAATTCTTTGTATACACACCAAATGCCGTTCGCATCCTCGTCAGGGAACAACGACGGCCCCCAGGAGTTGTTACCAGAACCATCGCTCGGAACAACCTCGAACTCGGGGAAATTCGCCAGACGCTGCCAGCGATCGTAGGGCGGCTCACCGAAGATCCGCCAGAATGCGCGACCCTTGTACCCTGGGTAGGTGTCCCCGTCGATCGTCAGCGGCGGGAATGTGTCTCGATCGCCTGGAATGTAGGAAGTCGGGAAGTCCGACTCCTTAGTCGAAGTAGCCGGATCATCCGGGGGAGAATTCGGGCCACCCGTTGCCGGCTGGATGAAGTACATCCAGAACCCGACCGCGACACCGCAGTTGATGAACTGGTTGTGGCCAGAGCCCCAAAGTTTTGGGGGGTTCAGGTACCACTGTTGTTGAGTGTCACCGCCGACCGTGTTGCGGCGGTCTTCGCCGACTTGAATTCGCCACGGACGGGTGGAGATCACGGGCGCAGCGACTCGATATGGCTTAGAAGATGAGGTTGGCCAGTTCGGATTGCGCTCGATTACGAACATCCGCGTCGTGTCTTGATTGATCGCAATGCCGCGATCGGCCGCCTCTATCCAAGTATTGGGCGAGTTCTTGTTCGCCGCGCCGGTAACGGTCCACAACGAAGTATCGACATAGGAACCCCAGTAGGGCCCGCCCTGCCACCAGTTGGCCGACCTAGTCGAGTTTCCGTACTCCCACTGCGAGCCACTCGATCCAGTCCATGGCTTGCAGTCGAAGATGCCCCAGGTGCCGGTCGAAGCCCCAGCAGACGGCCCCCCTGAGCAGAGCCAGAGCAGCTTATCGACAGGCGGTACGTACCAGTTCCAGTAGTTGTCCTCCTCGTGGACGTAGCGCCCGGTTTCGGTCGGGTCCGGCACTCCTTCTGCGATATATGGCTTTTGCAGGTAGCCCATCTCGCCAGTTGGAATCACGCCATGCCGCGACTGATAGTCCAGGCCTGCGTAGTTGTACAACCGCACAGTATTCGCGCCCGCATGCTCGTAGCCGTGATCCCCGTCGTTCATCCCGATGATCTCGTCTCGGATCGTCTTCTGGTTGTTGTTCCAAAAGACGCCCTTGACCGGCTTGATCGGGTCGTACTTGAAGTACGGCTCGGCGATGACTTGCAGGTCACCCACCAGCGGCGCGACCACAGAGAGCGTAATCGCTGGGCTGTCGCTGATCTGTCCCGACTGCGCGGTTGCCCGCAGGATGATCCCTGCGCCCGACGCGGAGGCGGACCCTGCCGCGGCCTTGAGCACGCCCTGCTCGATCGTCATGCCAGGCGGCAGGCTGGCACTGAGCGGAGACAGAGCCACCGAGAACGGCTCGGAAGCGGTGAACCAGACGGCCAGGTCCTGGCTCTGCCCGGCTTCGAGGGAGAACGATGGCGGACCGATCCACACCGGTTTACCGCCGACCGCGATGGTGATCGAAGCCGAAGGCGTGAAGCCACCCTTCTGATCGTCCAGACCAAACTGCAGCCCGACCAGGTTTCCACTCGGGAACCCGAGCGGGAAGGTGATGTCCCCAGTAATCCCGTTGAACGTGGCAGGACTCGGAATCGCGCCAGCGAAGATGGTGTAGCGCAGCTCGTCGGAAGGATCGGGATCTCGCCCGTAGTCCGAGAGCTTGACCACCGCCGGTGGAATGATGGCGATGGTCGACGGCAGCCCTTGCCAGAATGGCGCCGAGTTCACCACCGCAGGGCTCACTACGATGTCGACGCTCGCGTTGGTCTTATTGTTGGCCAGGTCCTGTGCGCGCAACGTGATCGTGTACGTGTCGGCAGCCACAGCTGATCCCGCCGTGATGATCCCGCCGTTGACTGCGATCCCCGGAACGGCGCCGGAGAAGATCGTGATGACCGGCTCGGTCTGATCCGGATCGGACACGAACTGGCGCAGATCGACCCCTTCGCCGCCGGCGATGAGAGCGATCTGCGCCGGCAGGTTCCACTCCGGCGCCAGGTCCGGCCGCAGCCTGATCAGTGAGCCCATGCGCTCGACTTCCTCGACGAATGACAGCAGCTCGCGCAGCAGCGCCTTGACCAGCTCAAAGCTGGAAGATGCCGGCGGCGTTGAATCGGACACGCAGCGTGGCTCCGTCGAGGGTCTGCGGGATGTCGGCCGGCGTGGTGTCGCCGAGAACGAATCCGATCAAGGGCTCGGTGACGCCGTTGCGGCTGGCGGTCGAGCGCATGATCACGTAGCGGAACGCGGGGATATTCCCGCTCGCTGCGGTATGCACCACGTCGTCGGCATCGAAGGTGGTCGTGCCACCCACCCGAGTCACCGACGGGTTGGTGATCGTCATTCCGCCGTCCGGCCAGCCGCCGGCGGCGGCGACCTGGCTGGCGGAGACGTCCGACCACTGTGCGTGGCCGTTGACGTTCGGCGTGTAGGCGGAGCTGTGCAGGCTCGCCTTGAGCGTGTCGTTGAGCAGCTGCACGGTGCTCTTGAGCAGATGCTCTTCGAACGCTGCGTACAGGGTCAGGGATGCGGCCATGTTCGATTCCTCTACAGTGCTTGCAGGAGAAGTTCAGTCACGCCGGAACCGTCCGGCCGTTTTTCCATGACCCGCCAGTTGCGCCCCGCCACCGACAGCTGCGTCCCGAGCGGGATCTGCGCAGCGTCGTCAGACATCACCGCGAGCAGCGGCTCGGAGGTCGCCACGCCCGGCTCGGCAGCACTTGCCTGCACGTAGCCGTTGACGTAGATCCCCCGCACGCTGAGCGCCCCCACTTGCACGGGCTCGCCCAGGCGCTGGATTAACCGGCGCATGTGTGATGTCCAATCGACGGGCATGAAAAAGGGCGGACATCTCTGCCCGCCCTCTCCTGGCTGGTACGACTTTCGTTAGATCGTCTTGGGGATCTTCACGCGCACCGTGGTATCGCCCGACGCCGCGGCGGCGGTCGCCACACCGACCTCGGTGTTGCCGGTCGAGGTGCTCGTGCAGTTCTTGTTGGTGTTGTTCCAGTACACCCGAGCGCCAACGGCGAAGGTGTCCGCGCTGACCTTGGCGATGTCGAAGACACCGCGCGTGCACAGCACGACATCCGCGCCATTGCCGGCGTCGTTGACGGCGACACCGAACAGCGCAGTGCCCACCAGGGCGCCGCCGCCGGCCGAGACCGCATACGGGGCGGCGACCGTCACCTGGTCGCCGGATTCCACATAGTTCTTCATGATCCGATGCTCCTAATCGAGGTTCGCTCGAGCGCGGCTCGACACCGCGCCCATCAGGTGTCAGCCGCTTATGCGCCCGGGTTCTTGTACATGCCGCGCCAGTCGATGGCCTTGGCCGCGAAGTCGAGTACGACCTTGAGCTCCATGCCCTCGACTTCGAAGCCCATGCGGGTCTCCAGCTGCGGCCCCTCGGCGCCCTCGAGGTAGGCGTACTCGATCGTGTCGACCTGCATGGGGTCGGCGACCAGGTACCAGGCCGTGGCACTCGCCGCATCCAGCCGCGGTTCGGCGATCGGCTGCAGCGTGGTGAACGGGTTGATGGTGCTCGATGAGTTGGGCACGTAGTTGCTCGAGGTGTACTGCTGGGCGAGCGTTTCCTTGGCGGCCGACACCAGCAGATAGCGCGCAGCCGCGTTGATCACGCGGTTTTCCAGCCCCTTCTGCACGCGCATGGCCGCGCGGCCCACGCCCAGGCTGTCGACGCTGATTGCCGTTCCCGAGCCGGCCAGGTTGCCGTGGCTCGCATGGAACAGCGCCACCGTGTCCGACATGGCGGCGTTGGCCGTCAGGACGGCGTAGACGATGTCCGACTCCAGATCCGCCGCAGCGCGCGCGGCCAGTCCCGGCAGCCGGGTGAAGGCGTCCATGTCGTCGTTGATGATGGTCTGACGGGTGATGCCGATGACGCGCCCGTAGGTGCCAAGGGCATACGTCTCCTTCCCGTCGCTTACGAACCCGCGCTTGACCTCGCCGCCAGCAGCCACCGACTGCAAGGTCGGGAAGCCTGAGAGCTGCGTGCGGTTGATGTTCTTGAAGTCCGGCGCGGTGGCGCGACGCGTCCATGGCACGAAGGTGCGCGGCGTGGACTCGTACTGCTGGCGCAGGGTCTTGTTGGCGACATCGGCCAGGATGTAGGGCAGATCCGAGTTGCCCATCAGTGCGCGCTTGGCGAGCTCGCTGCGGTTCATCCCTTCGGTGCGCACGCCCTGGGCCTCCAGGACGACGCGCGCAAGCTCGAGCAGCGAGCGGCCCATGTAGCGGCGGCCATTGTCGCTGAGCTTGTGACCGTTGGGGTCGTAGCGGTGCAGCAGCGACTCGGTGACGCCGGCGCGACGCACGTCGGCCTCGTCGGTCACCGTCTGGATCGCCGCGGCGCTGCGCGTCTGGCTCGGCGCATTCTTCTCGGCCAGGGCATCGATGATGCGCTTGCGCGCATCCTCGACACTCACGCCATCGCGCACGAGCTCGTCTTCGAGCTTCTGGTCGAGGCCGGCGGCACGCACGTCCGCCTTGATGTCGAGCACACGCTGCCGCTCCGCTTCGCGTGCCTGCTGTTGCGCGGCTGCGGCTTCCGCGGCGTTCGGGGAGGCGGCTTCCGCGCGGGCCGCCTGAGTGGCTTCACTCATGACTTGCTCCTTTCGAATGGTGGCGGCATCCGCCGGGGTCATATCGATCACGATGCAGGGACGTGTTGCTGCTGCGTGTTGCGTCTCGCCGGCGCGGGTCCCTGCCCCCGCATCAGCGCCTACAGGAACCAGGGAGACTTCCGCCGGCTGCCAGGCCACCGCGCGGCGCACGGGCAGCGAGTTGTCCTTCGAGCGGACCTCCTCGTACTTCTCGACGTAGTAGCCGACCGAGACGTTGCGGATGATTCCGGCCTGGACGTCACGCCAGATCGGCTCGACGTCCTCGCGCTCGGAGAAGCGCACGATCGCGCGGGCCTCTCCGTCCTTGATCCAGGCGCGCTCGACCACCCCGAGGATCGCGCGCAGCGACCGGGTGTTGTGCGTGTCGAGTAGCGGCGCGCCGGCTTCCATCCGGCTCATGTCGATGTGGGCGGGATCGAGCGAGAGCTCCTCGATGAAGTACTCCCCTTTCGACCAGTCGTACCGCTTGACCCCGGCGCCCGTGCTCCAGACGAGCTCGGCAGTGCGGGCCTCGACGTCGACGGACGCAACAGGCGCAAGGCGGACCTGCATCGGCAGGTCGATCTGCCGGCGCGTTTGCATTTCCATGGGAAGCTCCTGTCAGTTTTCGGATGAAGACGTGGACGCGTCGCCGCCGTCCTCGTCGTCGGAGTTGTCGTCGTCGCCGGGCTGGGCTGCCGGCGCCTGGGAAGCCTGGGGTTGCGTGGTGTCGAGCTTGATGCCCAGATCGGAGAGGCGGTCGCGCTCGTCCTTCATCTCGGCGAACACCTCGTCGGGGTTGTAGCCGAGCATGCGGATGTGCTCGGAGAGCGTGCGCAGCCCGCCCTTGATCTCTTCCTTGGCGGCCTGGGTGTCCTTGAGGGGATCGAGCCACGGCCACTTCGGCGGCGTGTACTGGACGTTGTAGCTGTCGGTGCGCACCCGCCCGCTGTAGTAGGCGGAGTTGGTGAACCAGGCGAAGACGCGCTCGCACACCGCCGGCACGAAGACCAGCCAGCGCAAGGCCTCCATCATTTGGCGGAACTCCTGGATCGCCACCCGCTCGCTCGAGAAGGTCGAGCGCCGGTAGTCGCCCGTGAGCTGACCGTAGGTAACGCCGGCGCCGGCGGCGATCGCGTAGAGCTGCTGCGCGACGTAGTTGCTGTTGTCCGACGGCGCCGGAGCACCGAAGTCGACCGACTCCCCCGGGGCCAGGTACTCGATCATCCCGGGCGAGAACGTCTCGATGCGCGGACCCTTTGCACTCGCCTGGCTGGATTCGGCCAAGGTGCGCTTGTCTTCGGAGGTCGTCACGAACGCAGCGAAGCAGGCCTCGATCTTCTTGCGCACGAGCTCGGCTTCCTCGTAGTCGTCGAGGTCGCGCATGCGCATGAGCGAAGAGGCAAGCCGCGGCACACCGCGCACCTGCCCGGGGCGCTTGCGCTCGTACAGATGGATCACCTGGTCGGCTGACACGCGCCGCGACTTGTAGCCGAACCCGGCGATCGGGATGACTTCGCCCGGATGGTTGTCGTAGAGCCAGTAGGCCACGCGCTTGCCCGTGGCGTCGTGCTCGATCCCGGTGATGATGAAGCCGCCGTCGGACAGGCGCTCGGTCTTCGTGTTATCGAGGAAGTCGGCCTCGAGTACGCGCACCTGCATCGGCACATCCAGCCCAGCCGAGGACGTCGGGAAGGTGCGCTGTAGCAGCACCTCGCCCGACTCGAACATCCCGCGCGCAAGCAGCGCCTGGATGCCGTACCAGTCCTGCAGACCGTCGGCGTCGGCGACCTTGCACCACCGCTCCCACACCTGGTCGACCTGCCGGTTTCCGGTTTTCGCGAGCACACCGGTACCCACGCAGGCCGAGACCAGTGTGTCGATCGCGCGCGAGGCGTAGGGGTTGTCGCGCACGAGCTGGCGCGAACGGTTGCGCAGATAGGCCAGCGAGGGGCCGATCTCGCTGTTCGCCGAGCCCGCGCCGGCGGTCCATCCGGCGGTGCGCCGGCCGTGGCGTGCGCCCTCGTAGCTTCTCGCCACCTGCAGTGCGTTGCGCATGTGCGCACGGCGCAGCCCGGCCTCGGGCGAGATCCACCCGATCACGTTGTCGAGCCAGGTCAAGGGTCAGTCCTTGGAGAAGGAAGCCAGGGAGGAGCGCGGCCCAGCGGTCATCTGACCGCTCGCCTGCAGGTCTGACTTGATCAGATCGCGCGCGCGCACCAGGTCGGCCATGTTGCGATAGGTCACGGTCTTGCCTTCGTAGGAGACGCTGAGCTCGCCGGAGGCGATGGCCTCTTCGATGGCCTGCAGCTGCGCGGTCGAGAAGCTCATGCAGCCTCCATCTGACGTCGAATGCCATACAGGGCCAGACGCGTGCGCAGCTCGGTCATGACCGCCTGGGCCGAGATGCCGGACTGGCAGGCGGCCGCGCCGGTGGTCGCATCCACGGCGCAGGTCTCGCGCTCGAAGTGCAGCTGGTGGCACGGGTAGCACGCAGGCGCACCGGCCATCGGGGTGCAGTTCTCCCAGTCACGCGTCAGGTTCTCGTTGCTGGAATGCGAGAGCAGCACGATCTTCGGAACCGGAGTGAACGCAACCGCGTTCATCAGGCCGGTCTCCTGGCCGATGCACGCGTGCGCGAAGTGCATGAAGGTCATCGCCTGACGGATCGTCCAGTCCGTCCCCGGCACGACGACCCCAGGAAGATCAGGCAGCGGCGCGCGCACCTCACCCAGCACCACGGCCGACCAGCCCTCGTCGCTGATCTGCTCCAGCAGCTGCGGCAGATGCGGCCACCACTTCGGCCAGGTGCTGCCCGAGGCGGCGATCGCCACCACCACCTCGCGCAATCCCCGCAGCGCCTGCGCCACGAAGGCCTCCTCGTCGGCGTCCGGGTAGAACGCCACGCGCGGCTCATAGGGCACGTCGGCGACCTGGTGCACGTGCTCGAGGTAGTTGACGTTGAACCGCGCGCGGCGAGCGGCGGCCGACCAGTAGAAGGGGTTTTGCGAGGGCTCGGGCAGTAGCGCACCCTCAACGGAGTGCGCGAGGTTGATCCAGCGATCGAACCTTGCCGACTCCTGCGCGTAGTAGGCGTTGGTATGCTGCTGCTTGGGGTCGTGCACGACCAGGCGATCGATGTGCGGGTCGTGCTTGAGCACCTCCGCGCCGTGCAGCTCGGTGTAGACGGTAACGTGATAGCCCTGCGCCTTGAGGTGCGGCAGGATGCTGGACGCCCACAGCGCGTCGCCGTAGGCCCCCGGGCGCACCACTGCCACGGTCTTCTGGCCCGATACAGCCGCGGTGCCGGTGGCCGCTGCCGAGCGCCAGTCGGCATCGACGCCGGTGACCTCGAGCAGCGGGATGTCCACCTGGACGGTGCGCGGCACGCAGAGCATGTTGATCGACACCACGCCTGGCCACGGATTGACCCCGCAGGCCTTCGCGTTCATCGGCTGATACAGCGGCGGCAGGTGCCAGAAGCATCGATAGCCGAGCTCGAACAGCAGTCCGATCAGCTCGGCGGACTTCTCGGCGCGATCGTTCTCGATGTAGATCACCGGCAGGCAACGTGCGATCGTCTCACGCGCGCCGCGCAGCACATCGACCTCGGATCCCTCGACGTCGACCTTGAGCAGGCGAAGCCGCGGCAGGTTGTAGCTGTCGAGCGTGGTCACCCTGGCCAGCCCCGGGCCGACGCCAACCTCGACCGCCCCGAAGTTGCCGGGCGCGGCATAGCGCGGCTCGGTGATCTTCGTCATGCCCTGCGTCGAGCCCAGAGCCTCCTCGTGCACGCACCAGCCATCGAGCCCGGCGTTGCGGCGCAGGTTCGCCTTGAGCAGGTTGCGTGCGGCGCGCTGGGGCTCGAAGCAGATCAATTCCCCTGCCCCGCCCTGGCAGATGTGGCGCGCAAGGGGCACCGACAGCGCGCCGATGTTCGCGCCGACTTCCACCACGACATCGCCGGGACCGCAGAGCTGCTTGAGCAGCCCAAGTTCGACCTCGGAGTACTCGCCCAGCATCTCCAGCGAGTGACCGACGTAGGTATCGTGCAGGAAGAACTCGAAGATGCCGTGCTTGCCGTGCGTGGCGCCGATCATCAGCGGATCCAGTTGGGCTGCCGCTGCAGCCAGTTGGAACGACGGGGAACAAAAAGCCCGCGCTCGGCGGGCTGGGTTTGATCGGCAACTACCTCGGCAGGTGGCGAATCTGACACTTTGGGAGGTTCGATTTCCTGCTCTGGAGCGCCTGCGAGCTGCTCTGGAGCTTTGATCTGCTGCGCCTGAACGCTGAAAAGCCCCGCCTGACGCAGCGATTCCTCCAGCAGATCCCAGTTCGTGCGCGTCACGCCCGCGTAAATCGCCGCAGCGTAGCTGTACACCTCGAGGTCGAGGCCTTCATTGGGCACCCCGGGCGCCTTGACCCACTCGAAGCGCCGGAATCCCTTGACCCATCGCTCCACACGCTTCTCAGCCGTCAGCTGATCGAAGTAGGTGTCCGGCAACCCAGCCGGGAAGTGCAGCGCGCCAGGCCCAGACTTGATTTCCAGTCGGTTGTAGATGGCCGACTTGGCGGTGTCGGTGCCGATGGGATAGAGCCTGCAGCCTTCCTTGACCAGCTGGCCCTTGTGATTGATGTCGACCATGCTCGGGCGGCCCAGCACCGGCCGACCCGAGGAACTGGCGCCCTTTACCGCGAACACGTTGCGGTGCGCCCACTTCGCGCAGAACAGGTAGACCGACTGCGTGTGGTGACCACCGGAATCGATCGCCATCGCCAGGATGCGCAGCGACCCGCCCCACACACGTGGGTAGGCCTTGTCGAGCAGCTTCTCCAGCTCGACCCAGACATCGGGCTGCGCCGGGTCGCCGTAGATCTGGCCGTAGTCAACGAGCCAGGACTCCTCCCCCCTTCCCCATCCCTTGACCTTGTACTCGAGGCGATCGTCCTGCGTGTCGACCGAGGCGACCAGCATGAGAGCGCCGGCCGGCACCGTGCCGATCCGGTAGGCCTCGACGCGCTCGCGCAGCAGCTTGGGCTCCCCCTTCTGGCCCTTCTCCTCGTACCCGTCGCCGAGCACCGTGTTGGTCCAAGTCTTGAGCAGCTCGCCGGTGGTGTCCTGCTTCGCCTTGAGGTACTGCTCGACCGCCTGGCGCCACGAGAACCAGCCCACCGGGCTGTACAGCGCCGACAGGTGGAAGCCGGGATTGCGCCCGGCACCGGGCTTGTGCGCGACCCAGCGCCCGGCGGCGAGCATCGCCGTCTTGTGCGCCTCGAGGATCGGCTCTTGGCAGCCTGCACACTCGTACCAGACCGCCTCGATCGCCTCGTCGCTCTCGCGCGTGGTCGCGCGCAGCGCGTCGGCCGGCGCGTTGCAGGCCTGGCAGCCGCCATGCTCTGCAGCGGCATCGCCCACCACGCCGCAGGCGGTGCAGGCCCACTCGGAGATCTCGCGCATCTTCCAGCGCATCTGGTCCCAGCGCAGCCACTGCTCGTGGCCGCAATGCGGACACGGCACGTGGTAGCGGCGCTGATCCGAGGCCTCGTAGTAGCGGCTGATGCGCCCGGTCTTCGCCTTGGGCGAGGACACCCGGTAGATCTTCCGGCGCGCGAACGTGTCGGTGCGCTTCTCGGCAACCACGCACGGATCGCCCTCGCCGTCGACGTCGTCCGGATAGGCGTCGATCTCGTCCATCATCAGGTAGCGCACCGGCATCGAGCGCAGTCCAGGCCCGGAGTTCGCGCCGGTGAGCACCAGCACGCCGCCTGGGAACTCTTTCATCTGCAGCGTGTTGCCGCTGTCACGCGTGCGCGCATCCTGGACCTTCGCGCGCAGCACCGGCGTCTCCTCGATCATCGGCGCCAGGCGCTGCTTGCTGGTGCGCTTAGCCGTGTCGGTCGTGGGCATGACGATCATCATCGGCCCTGGCCACAGATCGATGACGCCACCGATCCAGTTGTAGCCCGCCTCCGTGCCGCCAATCTGCGTGCCCTTCTGGAAGTCGACGTGCGTGCACGGATGAGAGGGGCTGAGGCAGTCCATGATCTCACGCAGGTACGGCGTTCGGTCCGTGCGCCATTGCCCGGGCTCGGCCGCGCCCTTCGCCGAGAGCACGCGGTTGCGGTCCGACCAGTCGGACAGCGCAAGCTCCGGATCGGGGCGCAGCGCTTGCGCGAACGCACGCCAGTAGACGGCGCATGCGTCAGACAGCCCCTGCGGCAGCGACGGGTTCAGGTCGTTGAGCGAGCCCATTGAGGGCGAGGCGCAGCTCGTTGGTCAAAAGTGAATGGACCCGGCTCGGGTCGGTCTCGGCCGCGAGCAGCGAAGCCACGCGATCGGGGATCACCAGCATCGCCTCGCGCACTACTCGGGCCGTCGCAGCAGCGGCCTTCGCGACGTCCTGGGCCGGCACGAGCAGGCCGAGCTTCTCGAGCAGCTCGATGCGTGCGAGCTCCGCGTTGGCCGCTTCGCGCTTGGCGCGCGACTCGTGATACGAGGGCCCGTCGTCGTCGCCATCCGCCGCAGGCGCCGCGGCGCCTGCGGGTTCCGGCTCTACGCTCGACGGGGGGTTGTGCTGATCGACCGGCGCAGCCTGCACCTGGTCGCTGTAGTCGTTCCCGTTCTTGGCCGCCTCGACCGGGTCGGTGTTGCGCGCCCACTGCACATCGGCGATCGCCGGGATGATCATCGTGCGCCCGCGCTCATCGGTGGTCAGCGCCGGCCCGTGCAGCCGGCCGCGCAGGATCGCGTCGCGCACGCTGTTGTGATTCTTCAGGCCACGGTAGCGCGTGTAGGCGACCACGCCCATCGGCTGATTTCTGTCGACGGCGTTATCGTCCTGCGTGTCCGACATCATCACTCCCGCTAACCCACTGAAAAACCAGAATCACTGATAACCCAACCAGTGCCTGGCACTAGCGATTTTTCGCGCGCTGGCCAGGCGCACCTGTCTGGGACGCTGGAAGGACCCGCGCCCCTCACCACCTGCGCGTCCTACATGCCCCCTCCCCCACCCCATTCCGATGCGCACCGACCATTGCCGCGTGCACCAACGAAAAAGCCCCAGGCCGGCGAGGCACTGGGGCTTTCGTGTGAGCGCATGACGCCCGTATAGCTGAACGACACGATAAGTGCGGAGTCGGCTAGTGTCAAGAACTATCTGATAGCCGCATGCTCATTGACTGCACGCTTAGCGTCGTCTGCTTCCTGCAGGCGATAGATCGTCACGCGCAGTACTTCGTGGCCACGTAGGATGCGCGCCTTGACCGTCTTGTCGCTGCAGGCCAGGTCAACCGCCATGCGCCGGAACGACGCGTCCTCGCCCGCCAGCCAGAACAGCGCCACGGCGCTACCGAGCTCGTCGGGGATCTCGCCCAAGGCGCGATTGGTCTGCTGCGCCTCGGCGATCAACACGGGCATCCTTGCCTCACGGTACCGGTCGAAGCGCGTGCCATAGTCCAGGGCGAAGGACGACGAGCAGGCCACGCTGCTACCGCCTCTCCAATCGACCCAGTTGCGCATGCGTCGCACCAGGTCAGGGTCGAGTGCATCGACGACGGCACGGGTGTCGGCGCTTTGGATCTGGATGTGCTCGAGCATGTTCTCGTTCTCGTTTTCCGTCCTACCGTCCTACCGTCTAACCTCAAACAGGGGAGATGCGCGCGCAGGCGCGCGCGCGTGTGTGAGCGGGTTGCGTTTGAGGTTGGACGGTTGGACGCGGGCCGAAATTCATAGGGTTACGCTTCGAAGGTTTGACGCAAGGAAGGACGGAAGGTGGGACGCGCAGCATCATCAGATCCTCTCGGCGATCTGCTTGCGCTTCTGAAACTCCTCGAAGCGCGCCCGAGTTTCTTTGTCGTTGATCCGCTCGACTTCCTGGCCCTTGTCGTTGACAACCCGCTCCCGCACGGGCCGGACGTAGTACCAGTCCCTGGCGCCGGTGCCCGAGCGCATGCGCACCCAATCCATGCGTGACATGACCTGGCCCACACGCGTCTGCTCGACGCGCGTCCACTTCCCTGGATCGAGCCCCAGGCCGTTCTGCAGGATGTCGGCCATCGTGATGCACACGGTCTCGCGCGCGTCCGTCAGCCAGCGGGCAATCTTGGTCTCGTACGCGTCCGGCACCAGGCGCTCCTCGGCCTGCGCCGAGAAGAGCTCGCGCTCGTCGGTTTGCACGTGCCACGGCAGACCCTGCCTGTACATATGCACCGCTTCCGCCCACAGCTGATCGCGATCGGCGCGTAGCTCGGGGATGTCGATGTAGCCACAGCGCACCGGCCAGTAGCGCCGATTGCCGCTTTCGTCCTTGAGGTAGATCGATTGGTTCGTGGTTCCCGCGAAGGCACACTGGCGTGGGACGTCGATGGGACGCTTGCCCCACGGCGTTCGAAACCGGTCCAGATACTGCGAGAAGAACTGCTTGGCGGCGGTGCTCTCGGCGCGGTTGAATGAGTCGAGCTCGCCCAGCTCCACGATCCACTTCCCGCGGATCACCATCCACCCTTCCCTGTCGCCGAGACGAAAGGGCGCATCGGTGAACCACTCTCCGCCGAGCACCTTGAGTGCGGTCGATTTACCGCCGCCCTGCTCCCCCTCGAGGATCAGCACGTTGTCGGCCTTGCAGCCGGGCTGGAAGATGCGCGCCACGCAGGCCAGCATCCACTTCCTGCCGGCGAGCGTGCTGTATTCGGAGTTGGGCGCACCCAGGTAGGCGGCCAGCCAGCAGTCCACGCGCGGCGTGCCATCCCAGGCCAAGCCCTCGAGGTAGTCGCGCACCTCGTGGAAGGCGTGCCGCTCAGCGGTGACCTGCACGGCCCGCATGATCACCTTGTCCACCGCCGGCTCGATGCCGAAGTTCTCAGAGAGCCACAGCACGAGCTCGGTGTCGTCGGTGTCGGACCACTCGCCCAGGCCCTGACCGGTCGGTGGCTGCTTGACCTTGAGCGTTCGGCCCGAGAACTGGTCGAAGGCGATCACGCCCTCCCAGGCGGGATGATGCGCCAGGATGCGCACCGTGTTGATGAGGTTGGGCAGCAGCTTGCCCTTCTCGTTGTGCACGAGGTAGACCCCGTCGGGCAGCCAGTTGCGATGGTCGGCTGCCGCGAACTCTGAGGCACCTGGAAGCTCACGCTGCGTCTCGCGATCCATAGGTCTCCAGTGCCTTTCTGTAGCGCGCGCGGTTATCTTCCGCGCGTCGTTGATGCAGATCCGACCACCAGTGCGGCCAGTGTCGGTTCGGAGATTCCAGCCTGGCCAGCCACGCGTCGTGCTCGAGCCACCTTATGCCGACGTTCCCGGGCCGCGCGATCCACACCACGGCAGCATGCCGCTGGATCTCGACGGCGAACTCGTAGACCTGGTCATTGATCCAATCGCCCTCGTGGCCATTGCGCGCCACCACGGTCACCGGCAAACCCACGATGCAGGTCCAGTCCGTGTGATGCTCGCGCCATTCCATGGGCTTGACGGCTACGCGCGGGGACGGCCCGCTCGGCGCGCTCCAGTCATCGCCGAAGATGACGAACACGTGCGCAGGATGGCGGCCCTGGCGCCTAGCCTTGATTAGCTGAACGCCATAGGCTGGCGCCTTCACGACGCCGCCTTTTTCGCGAGGAAGAGACGGCGCACCTCGTCCTCGACCAGCTTGCGCATCTCGTCTGGCACAGCATCGAGCGCCAGGCGTCGCTCCTCGAGCGTGCGCAACTGGCAGATCTGCGGGGCGATCTGCAGGGCGACGTGGTAACCGACCGAATAGCGCCAGTCGAGCGGGATCGAGATCCACATCGCCTGGCGGGCTTCCTTCGTCCGCTTCGCGACGAGCTGCACTGCAATGGTCCGCGAGCGTGTGTCGCCCCACATTGCGTCGCTCACGCCAGTCCCCGTTCGCGTTCCATCCGGGTAACCATCGCGGGCGTACGCGCCTTCACCAGCCGCCCTAGCTGCGCGGCAAGCTCGCGCGCCTTCGCACACATGCCGAGCTCGACGATCTGCTGGGACAGCGCCGCGATCTGGCGCTCGCGCTCCCATTCGTCCGGCATTGCGGTCATAACCGGTTGAATTGACGTATGCATTTTTTTGAGTCCCGAAAAGGGACTTTTAGTCCCTGTCATTTTCTGGACGGCTGCGTACGCTGCGGGCATGACCGTACAAGTACAGGCCCACGACGTGACGGATGAAGTCGGAAACGGAGCGATCCTGCTGGAGCGCGACGTCCTGACAGTCGCGCAGCATGCCGCTGGACATCAGCAACTTGATCTGCTCGGTAAGTTTTTCGTCGTCTTTTCGAGCCATACGGTGAAGGCCACCCCCGGTCAGGGCAGCGCGAAGGGAAAGAAAAAGCCCGGCGGTTGCCCGCCGGGCGAACCTGGCCATCGACCAGGGGAGGAGACCTCAGACGAGGTACTCAGGAGTGGCCAGATCATGCAGCGACCTCGACAGATTCTTGCGTCGAAGACGCGGGCGGAAATAGATCAGGCCGCAATTCGGTTGCCGACCGCCCGAGCTTCTCTATGAAGTAGCCCAGGCGCTTCGGAGGAATGCGATCCCAGAGGTAGGGCGCGCACTTGGTAATGCCAAGCTCCCGGGCCACTACCGGCGCTCCGCCGGCAGCGGCAATGGCTTCGCGAGCGATCTGCTTGAGGTCGTATTGCTTTCCAACATCCATGGCGAAAGTATAGTGTTTCTATTTTTTTATGCAAGAGTTAATTAGTTTAACTAAACGGCAGGTGCACAAATTGCCGGCCGACAGCGTTCCGACGCTCGTAGAGAATTTGATGGCCACCAAAAAAGTAGGGATACAAGTACCGATGCCATTCGATCAGCAGGAGATGGGGCGCCGGATTGCGCTTGCGCGCGAGGGCCGGGGCATGAATCAGGCGCAACTTGGCGATCTTCTGGGCGTCACGAAGGGCATGATTTCCCACTACGAGCTGGGTAAGTCGTCGCCAGGCTACGAAACTTTGACTAAGATGGCGGAATCCCTTGGGAAGTCGGTGAACTGGCTCCTCTTTGGTGATGAGACCGAGGGTCAACTGATGAGCCGAGAAGAATACGAACTGTTCAAGCGAACATCAGAACTTCCGCCGCACATTCAGCACTTTGTGCTACTAGCGATTGAAATCGCAGCTAAGGCGCAGGAGCGTTTGCCGAGGTCGATTTTGGCTGAACCCACTCCTGAGAACTGGCTTGCCTACGCCGAGGAACTCTATAAGGCGTACAACCAGAAGTAGAAAGTAGTTAGCGCCGCAATTCCCGTGGCGCCTTTTTTTGTCCGGAAAGTATAGTATCTCTTGACATTGCCGCGCCGAGAAGTATAGCCTTACTACATTGGGCACACCAATATGGGGAGGCACGGATGGCAGGATCAAGGATCGAACCGCACTGGATCCACATCGACGACGAAGCCGTCGCCGACGTCCTGATCCACGAACTGCGCGACATGGCCGCAGCGTTCGACGCAATGGTCGAGCTGCGCCACGGCGTGATCTACGGCACGCGTGACAGCCGCCTGATCCGCTGGAACCGCGACGTGCGCATGTACGAAGCGGCGCACCTCCAGCAGCCTGCGTGCAGCTGCACGATCACACCCTACGAGCGCATGGAATCGCGCTCGTGCCCGCGCCACGCGGCCGATTTCCGGGTGCACTGATGGATACGCCTGCAGATCGGCCTATCTATCCAGACACGCTCGGACTCGCCATTGAGCGCGCCATCGAATTGGGCGCCCCGCGCGGTTCGATGACGCTCGCCAAGCTCGCCGAGGCGTATGCCAGCGAGAAACGCCTGGCGCCGCAGTTAGCCGACGGCCTGCGTTTGACATTGGCCGCGATCGAGAAGGGCGAGAAGCTCGACGCCGACATCCTCGCTGTCATGCATGCGTTGCTGGCGAGATGGGAGACGCGCTGATGGTCTTCGTCGCTGTCTCCGTCGGCATTGCCGCCTTCCTGACGCTTTTCACCTTGCGGGTCGAGCGAGAGATCGCAGCGTTCGATCGCATGTTCGCCCAGCCGGGCGAGTTCGAAGCACCTCCCTCCACCACCACACACGAGGACGCATGAAACGCATTCTGGTTCTGCAACGCGGCTGGGTCGCCGTTGGCGACTATTCCGAATCGACCGACGGCAACGAGGTCAGCCTCACCAATGCCTCGATCATCAGGCGCTGGGGCACGACGAAGGGCCTGGGCGAGATCGCCGCCAACGGCCCCACCAAGGACACCAAGCTGGATGCCTGCCCGACCATCCGCGTGCATCGCCTGGGCGTCGTCCTGAGCATGGAGGTCGCGGAGGACAAGTGGACCCGGTGACCTCGGATGTCGAAGCCTTTGGCCTGCGGGTAGCAGGCGACGGCTACGGCGACGGCTACGGCTACGGCTACGGCTACGGCGACGGCTACGGCTACCGCTACGGCGACGGCTACGGCGACGGCTACGGCGACGGCGACGGCTACGGCTACGGCTACGGCGACGGCGACGGCTACGGCTACGGCGACGGCGACGGCGACGGCTACGGCGACGGCGACGGCTGGTAACTGATGGACGATCTACCCCTCCTTCGCTTTCGCAACCCCGGAATGGCCAAGCCCGAGCGCGGGTCGCGTGTCGCGCCGCTCGCGCTCGGGACGCTGGCCTGGGCCGCCTGGTGGTCGCTGTTCGCCTTCTGCTGGAGCCTGGCATGAGCAGCCTGCTCGATCAGCCCAAGCCACCGCCCCCCCCCAGCAAAGCGCGGACGGTAACGAAGCTCAACGCCAAGGCGCCTGTCTCGCGCTCCATCGACGAGGCAGACGAAGTCGCGGAGCATCCAGCGCGGCGCGGGAATCGAGTCCGCAAAGTGCCTGGCGCTAAGCGAGGCCGTATGTCCTGGCGGAACGAGCCCGATTGCGTGAAGGCACGCGTGCTGCGCGCGATGCTTGGCGGTCCGATCCAGCGCCGGGGCCTGGCCGAGCTGCTCGAATGCCAGCCAGAGGACATCGACTGGGCTACCAAGGACCTCGCCAGCGAGGGCCTCATACAGCGCACAGGCGCGCGTCGCTTTCGCTGGTACGACATCACTGAACAGGGGCGCGAGCTGGCACAGCAGCTCGAATCTCGCGCCCGGGAACCATCGCCACCGCGTCGTCGGCCGGACGTGGACGTGGCGGCAGATCGCAGCCCCGTTACAGCTTCGGCGGGGAAGCCAGCCTGCGATTCAAACGCCGGCAGCCGGCGCGGTCCCGTTGCGGATCTGGGCACCTCTTCCCCCTATTCCGCAGCCGTGAGCCGGTGTCTTGAACGATGGTTTTCGTGCGGGATCTTCCTGATCGGCATGAGCGACACGCATGTCCAGTTGGCGATCCCGATCGAGCGCATCACCGACCCCAGCGCCATGGGGATGATCAACCTGGAGAGACCATGAGACTTGCGAAGATCTATCTGCAGCTGGCGCGACGGTTGTCGCACCTGCAGACGAAGGCGCAGCGCCACGCGTGGGTGCGCGCGAAGCTGCGGTACCCGGCTCCGCGAGTGGAGATTGGCACCGCCTACATGCACCGCATGGACAACTATCGATTCCGGAGGGCGGCGTGATGGGCGGAGGGTTCCTCGAAAGGCTCACGGCCAGGCCAGCGATCACCGCCGTTCCCTCTGAATCGCTCGACCAGCTATGGCACGAGGCCGCATCGCTTGGCTGGGTGCGCGTTTGGACAAACGAATACAACCGCAACGTCGAGGTCACCATTACCTTCACGCGCCGGAGCGGCACGAAGGTCGAGGCTAAGGGCAACGACCAGAACATCGCCTTCGCCATGGCCAAGGCGATCAACGAAGCGCGCGAGATGGGCGCCGGGGAGGCGAACTGATGATCCTCATCGGACTCACCGGCCGGGCCCAGTCCGGCAAGGACAGCGTCGCCGACTACCTCGAGGTGCAGCACGGGTTCTTTCGGGTGGCATTCGCCGATCCGATCAAGGAAGCCCTGCATGCCGCGTTCTGGGAAGACATGGATGAGGGCGACAAGGAAGCGGCGATCGACTGGATCGGCAAGTCTCGGCGCGAGCTGATGCAAACGCTCGGCACCGAGTGGGGGCGGCAGATTATCGGCGAGGACATCTGGATTCGGCGAATGGAGCGGCTGATGGGAGCCGACGTCGAGCACACCGACACTGCAGTGGTCATCAGCGACGTGCGCTTCGAGAACGAGGCGCGCTGGATCCGCGAGCGCGGCGGGAAGGTCTGGCTGATCAAACGCCCCGACGCCACACCGGTACGCCAGCACTCCTCCGAGGACGGAATCCCCGAGGAGCTGCTCAACGGGATCATCAACAACGTCGGCACGCTGGCCGAGCTGCACACGAAGGTCAATGCGGCGCTGCTGATCAGCCTTCACGGCATCCCGGAAATCGTGCAGGAAATGGCGCAGTAACCCGCTCAACATCCACCGGAGATTACCGTGGCAGTTCGCCCCATCACAGACACCCTGCGCGCCCTCAGAGGCGGCGCATTTCTCGACGAGGCAAGCGACATGCTCGCCGACCTGGTCAAGACGGTCGACTCCTCAGGCAAGCCCGGGAAGCTGACCATCGAGCTGACCGTCAAGCGCGCGGGGCGTGGGTCTACCGCGATGATCGTCGCCGACAAGCTTGAGCTCAAGAAGCCCAAGGAAGAGGCCAGCGTCACTACGCTGTTCGGTACGCCCGAGGGCAATCTGCTCGCCGAGGATCCGAGGCAGCAGAGGCTGGAGTTGACCGTCGTGCCGGAAGACAAAAGCACGCTGGTCAAGATCGACAACCACTAACCGACCAGGAACACCATGGACAGCGAGTATCAACCGAACATCGCCGAGACGATCTACCGGGAGGCTATGAAGCCGGAAGTCAGCTCTGCGCATGACATGCCGTTCACTGCGTCGCCGCAGCATTGGACGCTGCAACCTCGCGAGGACCTGCTGCCGCAGCCCCTGCGCAAACGGGGCACGACCACTCTGGACGAGGTGGGCAGTTTCGTCGCCGTGGTGAACCGCCACAAGTCCCGGGCAACGCAGATCTACTGCCAGGCGGACTTCGTGAAGGGAGACGTGAGCCTTGTTGCCGTGCTCAACGATCACGACACCGACGTCGCGAACTGGGGCGATCACCAGGCAACGCTCTCACCACCGAAGTCGGTCGAGTGGAATCGCTGGACCGGCGCGAACCGGAAAGAGATGCAGCAGGCCGAGTTCGCGATGTTCATCGAGGACAACATCGGGGACATTGCCGCCGTCGAGGGCATGCCCACGGGCTCGCAGATGCTCGCCATGGCGCTCAACTTCGAAGCTAATCGGGACATGCGCTTCAAGTCCGCAGTGCGGCTTCAATCGGGTGGCGTCCAGATGCACTTCGTCGACGACGACGAAAAGGAAACCGCGAAACAGATGCAGGTCTTCGAACGGTTTTCCCTCGGGCTTCCTGTCTTCCTGCGTGGGTCAGCGTACCAGCTCGACGCGAGGCTCAAGTACCGCGTCAGGGATGGCAGGCTGACCTTCTGGTACGAGCTGATTCGACCCGACAAAGTGATTCAGCACGCGACCGAGACGCTACTCAAGGCGGTCTCCGATGGCACCGAGATCGCCGTCCTGTTCGGCAAGCCAGCCGCCGTGAAGGCGATCAAGGAGTAGAGCCATGGTGAACTTGAAGAAGCACCTGGACCTGCTCGGCATGCGGGTCGAGGATCGGGTCACCGGTTTCACCGGCGTCGTTGCAAGCGTCGGGTTCGATCTCTACGGCTGCATCCAGGCGATCGTTCACCCCGGCCTCGACGACGACGGCAAGCTGCGGGACCAGCACTGGTTCGACGTCAACCGCCTGCGAGTCATCGGTGACCAACCGGTCATGGAGCGCCCCGAGTTCGATTGGACACCCGAGGCCATCTCTGCTGCCGGCAAGGGACCTGCTGAGCGGCCAGCCGCGAACAAGGCCTAGCCGCCCCTCATGAAGCGCCGCCCCTGGTCCCCTTCCGAAGTCGAGCTGCTCCGCCAGCTCTACCCGCACAAGCGCACGGTCGAGATCGCCGCGCAGCTTGGTAGGACAGTCGAGACAGTCTTCGCGAAGGCTCACAAGCTCGGCCTCGAGAAGACAGCAGCGTATCTCGCCTCCGACGCGGCAAACAGGATCCGGCCAGGCGAGCGACGTGGCACAGCCACCGAGTTCAAGCCGGGGCAGGAGTCATGGAACAAAGGGCGCAGCTTCGTCGCCGGCGGCCGAAGCGCGGAGACGCGCTTCAAGCCCGGTAACCGCCCGCACACCTGGCGCCCGATCGGCAGCTTGCGCGTACGAGCTGACGGCTACCTCGAGCGGAAGATGACCGACACCGGCTATACGCCGCGGGACTGGGTCGCAGTGCACCGCCTCGTCTGGGAGGCGGCGCATGGCCCGATACCAGAGGGCTACGTCGTCGGCTTCAAGGGCGGGCGGAAGATCATCGTCGAGGAGGAGATCACGCTCGACAAGCTCGAGCTCGTGCACCGGACCGAGCTAATGCGTCGCAACACGATTCACAACCTACCGAAGCCGCTGTTCGACACCATTCGCACGAAAGCGGTGCTGAGCAGGATCATCAACCGGAGAGAGAAGGATGAGCGGAAATAACGTCACCGATCTGCGCGCGCACTTGTTCGCAACGATTGAGGCGCTGCGCGACAAGAGCAACCCACTGGACATCGAGCGGGCCAAGGCGATCAGCGAGGTGGCCACGACGATCATCAACACGGCGAAGGTCGAGGTCGACTACATCCGCGCCACGGGGAGCACGGGCACGCTACCGTTCCTCGAGCACAAGCCGGACGAGGATGAGGCCGGGCAGTCAGGATCGACGCAGGAGAAGCCGGGGATCCTCGGACGGACAGTGCACCGGATCAAAGGGTGAAAGAGCGCCCCATCATCTTCTCCGCGCCGATGGACCAAGTCCGGTGAAACAATCCCAGAGCAAGGTGCTATCCGACCTCGAGCGCGCCTGGGCGAAGCACGAAGACGCGATGTCTTCATCGCCAATCTTCTACCGCGCGGACTCGGCCAACGATAACGCCGGATGCATTTGGCGCTCCCCAATCCACATGCCTCGCTGGGCGAGCCGCATCACGCTGGAGATCACCGGCGTGCGCGTGGAGCAGCTGCAGGACATCAGCGACGAGGATGCGCTGGCCGAGGGCGTAAACGTGCACCCAGACTTCCACGGCAAGGCGCGGGACAGCATCTACAGTCCCATCCAGGCGTTCCGCGACCTCTGGGAGTCCATCCACGGCCCCGGCGCCTGGGAGGCGAACCCGTGGGTGTGGGTGGTGGAGTTCCAACGGGTCCAAGCTGATGCCCATCAAGCCTGAGAACCGCCACCGCTACCCAGCGGACTGGCCGCAGATCCGGCTGCGCATTCTGAGCCGCGCCGGTTACCGATGCGAGCACCCAGGCTGCCGAGCTCGGCATCATGCGGTGGGCGAGTGGGTGAAGACACCCCAGGGCGACAGGTTCAAGCCCACAGGAGGTAATCGCGCCCACGACCAAGCTGGCCGCGGCCTGCTGCCGTACCTTGAAGCTCGCGCGCTCGCGTCGGCCAGCCTGCATGCTCGCCTCGTGGTGATCGTGCTCACGATCGCCCACCTGGACCACCAGCCGGAGAACTGCCATCCGGACAACCTGCGCGCACTGTGTCAGCGCCACCACCTGTCGCACGACGCGCAGCACCACAGGCAGACCGCCTACGCCACCAGGAAGGCCAAGGCGAACACGGCAGATCTGTTCGGTACCTGACCATGCCCTCCCCCTTCCTTGACGCCGACGCTCTCTTCGAGCTCACCGGCTACCGGCACCCCGCGAAGCAGGCTGAGATCCTGCGCCGCGAGCGAATCCGGTTTACGCTCAACAAGGATGGGGAGCCGCGCGTACTGTGGGCGACGCTGCAGGGGCTCGAGACACCGCCTCCCCAGGAAGAGCCGCCGATAAACTGGGACGCCGTCCGCTGACACCATGGGCCGCCGCCGCTCGGTAAACACCGACCTGCCGAAGTACGTGCGTCGGCGACGCCTCGCCGGCGGCGGGGAGCGGTTCTACTTCGACCATCCTAGCGGAAGGCGCGAGGCGCTGGGCGGCGACTACTGGAAGGCTCTGGAGCGCGCCAGGAAGATCGTCGGGGAGCCATCGTCAGCCACGATCGTAAACGAGCTAGAGATCTACGCGCTCGAATACCTGCCCACGGTGAAGGCCTCGACGGCCAAGGGCTACCGCAGCGCAATCGGGCGCCTGGCCAAGGTGTTCGGCCAGGTCACCTACTCGCAGATCAAGCGGGCGGACCTGGTCAAGTACGTGAAGCTCTCGACCCGGAAGATCCGCGCGAAGAATGACATCGCCACGTTGTCGAGCTTTTGGTCCTGGGCGCTCAACGAAGGCCGCACCGAGGTGCCCAACCCGCGCATCGGCATCGAGTTCAAGGCGCTGCGCAGGAAGGGCCTACGGCCGCCGACGCAGGAGGAGTTCGATGCGGTCTACGAGAAGGCCGACCGCATCCTCCGTGACGTGCTGGACCTGCTGCACCTGACTGGCCAGGACGTACGCGTCGTGCTCGGCTGGCGCCGAGAGCACCTGCAGCCCGGCTGGCTTGACACGACCAGGTCGAAGACCGAGCACCCGATACGCATCGAGCTCGTGGGCGAGTTCGCCCAGGTGGTCCAGCGGTGCCTCGAGGGGCCGGTGAAGTCGCTGTACATCGTCTCAGACGATCGCGGCCAGCGGCTCACCTACATGCGCGTGTGGAACCGCCACAAGAAAGCCTGCGAGGCAGCCAGCGTGCATTTCGAACTACGGGCGATCCGGCGCAAGACCGGCTCGGACGCCGATTCGCTCGAGCACGCGCAGGAGCTGCTCGGGCACGCCGACACCGCGACGACCAGGCGGCACTACCGCAAGGGCGAGCTGGTGCGGCCGTTGAAGTGAGAAGGCAAATGGGGATCTTCGACAAATACGAGCGGCAGATCGAGAGCGACTACGTGACGTCAATCCTTTCTACCGCGGTTACGACGACAACACCAACTGGTGCATGGCAGGTTGACCTACCTGCGAACGAGGCGGCCGGGGAGATTACTGTGATCACGCCGGACCGCGGGCGGAGCCTAGAAAGGCTTCGCGAGGAGTTCTACAGGGTGTGGTCGAAGGAAAGAAAGTGCAAGGTCCCGTATCTGTACAGGCTCCGGTGGCTGCAACAGCACTACCGAAAGAGCGAGCTGGTGCGGCCGTTGAAGTGAGCAGAGGATGAGTCACCCAATGCAACCGCTTATTCGCGACGACAAGGGCGTGATCCGCTTCAAGGCGAACGCCATCGTGCGTTACCTGCTGGAGCGCGGGCCGTTCGACATGACCCATTTGTTGCTGCAGGAATTCAGCGACGAGGACCGGATGCAGTTCGCACAGCTGATCGGCTACAGCTTATCCGGGTATGCCGAGCTGGAATACGTCAGCGACGAAAGCTATGAGGCGGCGGAGAGCCTGGCGAACCAAATTGCTCAGGCAGAGAGCGTTCCGAAAAACTCAGCGCCCCATGAGAAAGATGCCGATGGCACGCTGGAATTGCGAACCGATCCTGGCGCAAGTGGTTGAAGCGATGACGGATCGGACTTGATCCATGATCACATCGTCGTAGATGCTGCTCAAGGCGGACTCGGTTACTGGTCGATACGATCGACCCAGAATTCTACTGTAGCGGCCTCGCCTGCGTCGGCGCGAAAGCACCCGAAGTTATTTGGATATGAAAAAGCATTCGTTCCCGGCATGAAGGCCCTGCCGTAAGGTGTGCAGTCCCCCCGAACCGGCAGACAAGAGGATGACCCG